TCACTGTTGAGGTAGTGGGAAAACTTTCTGAAATTCTTCTCTTACGGTGTACTTTCCGAATCGGAAGGCATCAGAACGGCCGCCGCCGTACTTATCGTCGATCTGCTGTAATGTGGTGAGGGGGTCTTCGTAAGTGCCGTTGAGTTTCTGGATGGTGTCGATCATAAGCTGGGTGTTTTCATACAGGGATTTCCATTTGCCAAGCTGCTCTTGGGCAGTTTTCGTCTGGGAGTCCGTCAGATTGTCGGAAGCTAACTGCTCCTCCAGATACTCCATGTTGTCGGCATATTTGCCGAGATTGATGACCAGCTGGTCTTCCTTTTCGGAAAGTGTATCTATGGCATCTGTCTGTCGGTTCTGGGCGGAGTCAATATTTGACTGATAAATATTCCATGCGTCGGAACCTTCTTCCACCGCGTCACGGTATTTTGTCCATTCTTCAATCTGCTGCTGGGAAGCCTGAATGTCTTCCATTTTTCTCTCGTAAAGTCCGGAAAGGTAGGCATAACCATCCCTGTTCTGGGCAAATCCGGAAAGGAAGTTCCATTCGCTGCCGCTGCCTGCCATTTCTTTCTTATACTGTGTTTCCATGTTTTCGGGATCAAACAGATCCGTGAATTTATCGCCGGTTTTCTCATCAAAGAGCTGGGATTTTTCGGCTTTGAGAATCCGTTCATCCAGTTCCAGCCTGCGTTCTAGATAGGAGAGCCGGTTCTTTTCCGCGTCGGTGGGATCCTGCTTTCCGGAGAGCTGCTCGTATTCGGATGACAGGTTCTGATAGGCAGCCTGGAGGCTGCTGACTTTTGCTTCCTGTTCTTCCACGGTTACGTTGAGGGCATCCCAGCCAGCCTGTACTAACTGAATGGCTGCACTGATGGCAAGGATGGGGAGGGCGTTGGCGGCAATGTTTGTGAGGGTTGTGGCGAACTGAGAGCCTTTGGTAGCAGCGTTTTGCATTGCTGTGTCTATAGCACTTATCTTTTCGTCTCCGTACTTTATTTTCTCCGCAGCTTCTGCGACAGCTTTGTCTACACCAGAAAATTTTTGTATGAGTTCATCTATATTAGCATTGTCAGAACCAATACGTTTAAATTCTTCCACAAATTTTCTGGTATCACTGGTTACTTCACCAAGGGATTTTTTCCAGTCTGCGAGCTGGGTTAAAATAGTAGTCTTGCTTCCATCAGAGCCATAGTTTACAACAAATGGAATCTCTGATATAATCAAACAAAATCTTGGAAATTGTGTTTAATGGAGGCGGTTATGTCTAAATATGTCAGGTTATGTCCCAACTGTAAGAGTAAAAGTAATGAGAATTCGTCTTTAAGGGGGTGTGGATATTCCACGTTTTTAGAGGAAAATGAGTATATATGCGAAGTTTGTGGAAAAACCGTTACTGATTTAAAAATGTTAACTGAAGATTATCGGATATTAATAAAGGTTTCTCCGGAACCTAAATTTATTGAATCCATGATACAGCTACAAGAGACTGATATTGTGGAATATAATCTTAAAATGTCCCAATTCAGAACCCAGGTACAACAGCAGGAAAACAGCCGTGCACAGGCCGCCAACACCGTGAAATGCCCCAGATGCGGTTCCACAAACATTACAGCGGGACAGAGAGGATTTTCTCTCCTGACAGGTTTTGTCGGTTCAGGGAAAACCGTGAACCGCTGTGCGAACTGCGGACATAAATGGAGACCATGAAGGCATATATGCCGCCTGCTTATGTTTTTTCTGTTTCCGTTTTATCCGTCATGTTTTTCCAAGCCATCAACGGATTTGTGTGATATGTACTAAGTAGGGCAGTAGAAACTACTGTCTGCATCCCTATTCGCTTCTCAGGGCCTTTCGCCCAGGTTACGGATCATGTATTTTGCGGCATCCCATAATTATGGGATACCACATTGTCATGATACTTGTTGCGGTCAGCTTGCTTGCGCTTCCGCTTTATCTTTATTCCCATGATAGAAAATTGTTGAAAAAAGAGCAGGAGCGAATACAGTATGAGATTGATAATTTTGATGATATTAAGAAACAAAAATTGAAAATTATAGTAAAATTTTAATTCTACAGAGAGAACAACTTATAAACTGCTCCTTTTTCCTCTGATGTTGGTCACCGTTTTAAGATAGGGAATTGCATCGCAATTCCCTACCAGTTAAAACCCCTCCCTCAATTTCCGCATATAAGCATCGTTTATCAACTCCATGGAGAGTTCCACTTCGCCATTTTCAAAGCCGTTTTCCGAAAGAATCCGCTCGTACTTTTCATAGATGCGAATGCAGTGTTTGAAGCTGTCTTTATTGCAGGGCTTCCCCTCGGAAACTTTGGTGGCAAAATTGTTGATTTCCCAGCGCATATCGTCGATTTCCTTATCCACAAACATGCGGGTAAGCTTTTTGATGTCGGAGGAGATTTCCTCATCCCGTCTGTCGGACTTTTGCATGTCGTGTTCATGCTGTGTCTGCAGGGCGGTGAGGTTTTTGGAGGTTCTGATCAGCAGTTCGTGTTCTTCCCGTCTTCGACGCATCCATTTTGTTTCCAGACCGAGTTTTTCTACAAGCCATTCTAAGAGGGAGAGCATGGCCTTTGTTCCGGCCAGGATGGCAAACCCGGCGGGAAATACAGACAGGTAGTCAATTTTTGTGAGTTCCATGATTTCATTCATTTTACATCGTGCTCCTTTCTTGACAGGAGTATCACATGTCTGGCCGGGAGGCCATTTTGTTTGGAACGCGCACAACCCACATATATTTTACCTGCCCTGCAAACAGATCCCATGTACTTTTGAGCCGTGTTTCCTTTGTGGAAGCGGGATCGTTGATATGGACAAAGCCGTTTTCAAAGCGGTACAGAAGAATGAAATGGCCTGTGCTTGTCCAGTTCCCCTTTCCCATGCAGGCGATTACCCAATCGCCGCCCTGCAGTGCGAGAAGCGCCTTTTCGTGGGCGGCGGAGGTGGATTTCCCATAGAGATTCGCCTGGTTTAACCGCTCGCAGGTGATGCCGTAAGCGGAAAACTGGGGGACGAAATAGGAGTAGTAGGTTCCCTGATTCAGTGCCTTGTAGCCGTGGGACATGGACCATTCGGCGGTGGTTACGGGGGTTACTGCCGGGTCTTTCAGGGATGCGATCACCATGGCGGAAACGGCGACGCCGCAGCCGGAGCTGCCGATGGTTTTTTGCTCGCCTTTGGCGGAGTAGTTGTGTGTTTTCCAGCGGGGATCAGTCTGGAGATAGCTGACGGGTTTTTGGTATGTGGGAGAGGGAGAAAGATTTGCTGCCGGAGCGACGGGGGTATCGAACAATGTTTTCTCGGCGGCACGTCTGTTGACAAGGCCTTGCAGCACTTTTCCGCCGGCTTTGCGGTAAGCAGGGATTTTTTCACTGATCTGTGAAATGCTGCGGGTGCCGCCATTTAGCAGGGTTCTCAGGTTCCCGGAGCCACAGTTGAAGGTGAAACTGACAAGGGCGTCAAACTGGTTCTGGTTCCAGTGATAGATATGTATGTAGCGGTTTACCGCTTTTTCTGCGTTTGCGCAGTCTGCGCGCAGATAATGGTCGGCCTGCTGCTGCGTAATAGTCCGGCCTTTGGAGACATCCAAGGTGTGACCGTATCCGATGGTCCACACGCCGACGCTGTCCTGATAGGCGGTTAACCGGCAGCCCTCAAACCGCTTGATGAGGGCAAGGCCGTTTTCGCTGATTATCTTATTCATAAAATCACATCCTTATTTGTTTTGGCTGCCTGAACGGCGGCTTCTATTTTTAACTGCAGCCAGCTGTCGAAGGAACCGTAAACGCTGGCAACGGCCTTTTTGGATGCCTCAGAGACAGTGAGCAGGGCGGCACTGTATGCTTTCTGCTTCGCTTGGTGCCAAGCGCTTTCCGTAAATTCGCCGTGGGCTTTCAGAGTGTCCACAAAGGTTTGGTTGACATAAAGTACGGCGTCCATGACGTCAGACAGGGCATCTTTTATGAGGATACTCTGTGCTTCCGTCTTTGCGGTCTCCTCAATAAAAGAGCTTTCCCTGATTTTTGCCTGGATCAGATTGACGGCATATTTGGCGGCTACGGGTAATATAACAGTCAGTACGGTGTACAGGATATACTGCATTAGTTCTGTAAATTCCATATTTACCTCCATTTCGAAGCGTTCTTTGCTGAGGCGCGCGGGCAGAATTTCAAATTCTGCTCTGAGATCAAGGAGTTTGTATCGCTTCTGTACAAACTCCGGATGGAAAAATCAGTACATCAGTGTGGTTTTTCATTCTTGCGCCTAAACACAGCGCATTTTCAGGCGCTGTATTTTTTGCTTTGCAGTTTTCGTAAAAAAAAGGGATAACACATACAAACTGTGTTGTAATTCGTGTTATCCCTAAAAGGTGGCCTTATCGAAAAGCGATAGCATTATCCGGCCGCCGCTTCCATTTGGAAGGACAGCCGGACGGGATTACTCTTCAATGAGGGTGAGGTCGAGAATGTTGTTGTCCTGATCCGCCATCAGGTCAGCGGTGATCGTCAGGCTTCCGGGATCGCCGTTGTTGCTGAAGCTGAGAGACATATTAGACTGGGGAGCGCACTTGTAAGCTGTCAGCTTAAGGGGCAACGCCTCGTCGTCCTCGGTCTTCATAACCGTGTCGCCGTAGACAATGAAGTTCTTCGGGAAGCTGGTGGACTTGATGTTAATTCTCTGTACGCCCTCGTTTACTTCTTTCATGTAGTAAACGATGACGGCATCGCCGCCTGCCAGTGCCGAAGTGAGCGTGATGACCTTATCGGCTGCAGAGTATGCCAGCTCTGTGCCACAGTCGTCATCTGCCCTGTAAACAACAACACTGTCTGCCACAGGTGCGTCGGGCAGAGTGATGACGGTTCCGGCGTCATCCACAGACGTCTCCATTCTGGTCACAAACTTTGCAGACTTGGAAATTTCGCCGCCGGTAATCAACTGCCAGAGCTTAACGGTCTGAATCTGTGTCTCGATGGTGATGGTGCCGCCCCTCTCGCCCGAGAACTGGACGCGCTTGGGATGGCCTTTTCCGCCGTGAGCGAATACGGATTCGCCGGTCAACTCCGTGGTGCTGACGTTGGCGAAATCCAGATTGAGAAAGGGCTTTTTGGTAGCGTAGTCCACGAAAAGCAGATCGCAGACCTCTCTGTTTGCCATGTTAGGGTTTGTCATGATGTGTTCCTCCTTTAGATGTTATAAATTTTCAGTTTCTATTTTTTTGAACCATGCAGAAGCGTCGAAGGCGTGATTCTTGTCGCCCCACGCCGCAACGCTCATGGACTGAATGTTGTACAGGTTATTGCCGGAAAGTCTTGCAAAGCAGTCCCAGAGCTGGTATACGGTCAGATCCCAGATGTTGAGGATATGCAGGGACTGGCTTCTGTTTGCGACGGCGGAAATGATATTTCCCAGCTCCATATTTTTATCCGCTTTTGTCAGCTTGTTCTTTTCGGCTCTTCCCTTTTGAAGCTTTTTCATAATCTCCAGCGCCTTTTTGCTTTTTACCTTTGATAAATCCTCGTCACGTCTTGGTTTCAGGTAATTTCGCTGGCCGATCAGGTCGCACACGACAGGGTAGTTTTCCCTCGTGATCATTCCTGTCTGCCCGTCTTCTGTGCTGACAACAAATACATGCCGGGATTCGGAGTAGGTAATCGTCCCCGCCAGAAAGAAATCCAGCATGTTCTGTATCAGAGTGCGGGATGGTTCACCGGACAGGAGCAGGTCGAACAGGTTTGTGTCTGCCTTTTCCTCATCGGATAAAAGGGCATAGAGCTCGGCTGTGCCGGTCATGGACAGATAGGAGGGCAGATCCAGAGAAAGGACTGCCAGATAATGCCGGTAGGTGCGCGGCCCGAGGGAAGATATTTCCCGCAGAGTGGGAGATTTGATGCCGCCTACCGACGGAATCTGCACCGGGTCGGGAGATAATAATTCAAAATAAGTAAGCTTCAAGAGATCACCTGCTTTCATTTAAAATAGCCGTTCAGCTTTCTGTTGTAGTACCGGGTGATTTTTGGTTTGGTCCAAAGTCTTTCTTTGCAGACGATGGTATCGTAGGTATGGATTTCCCGTTCGGGGAGGAGGGTGCATTCCAGGCTCAATCCATCCAGTACTTTTACGACCGTATTTTCAGAGGAGGTGGTGGAAGAGAGACAGCTAAAAATGATATCTTCCGCCGATTTGAAAACTCTGCGGACGGTTGCAGGGCTGATTTCTTCTCTGTCGGCTATTTGGTTTATGAGGTTTTCCTGCGTGATAATCAAGACGGTTTCCTCCTGTTCGCAGCCATTGCGCAATATGCTGTTTCCCTTATACGCACAGGGGAAAGTCCATCGCGGATGGCTTTTTGATTTTTTGACGGTTTCTTTTCGGCCAATGGAAGTGGCCTGTTTTGATCCGGTTTGTTAAACGGAATATTTTTGTTTTCGCTTTCTGTCATACATCCGCACATACAGTTTCTGACAGGCGGGGCAGCGTCTGGTGCGGTTGTCTTTGGCGAGAATTTCCATCCATTCTCCGCAGTCGGTGCAGGGAATAAATTTGGTGTTAGGCGTTTCCAGGTTTTTTCTTAAGTTTGCGACGATCCGGTCTCCATAACAGAACCATAAAAGCTGTTTGTATCTTTTTCCTCTGCCGTACTGATATTCTGTCAGCATGTCGGCGGCAGTTTCATCGGAATAGCCGAGGGCTGAGAAGGATTCACGGATTTTGGCTGCGATATACTGCATATTGTCGGCATGTGGATCCTTCATGTGGACCATATAGCGGTACTGTTTATTTAAGGTGTTATACAGGGCGGCCGCCTCGTCGCTGCAACGGATTTCCGGATCCGCCATCATTTTTCGGTAGTCGAGCGTGCCCAGACGGAGACCGCGTGTGTTGATTGCCCTGTCCGGGATTTTGTCGTACACTCTGTTTACAAAGCTGCCGTTTCGTTCCCGAATTTGCGCCGGCTCCTTGTCCTTTGCGAAAGCAAAGAAAGCGGGAAGCTTATCACCGGTATATTTGGCGATACGCTCGCTGACTGCCTTTGGAAATTCGGGCTTATATAAGGTTTTGGCATAGTCAATGACAAAATTGTTCTGGCAGCAGAGCTGTTTCACACAGGTGACTGCGTCCTGTTTTTCCGTTTCCGAACCTGACACAAACACGTCACTGTTCCAGATTTTTGAGATGGCGTTGCTGTAGATTCCGATATTGCCGCCGGTGAAAGCGGCATGCAGCCCGGCGTATATGTTCTGCTTATTCAGCGGGACAGGTTTTGCCTTGCGCATATTATAGTAGAGAGGGACGGTGTCCTTCATATTGCGCGCCGCAATTTCAATGAGCGCCGGGTCGGCAGCCACAAGGGACTTGTCCCCGTCCACGTCATACATCAGAAGCTTGCTGATCAGGTCATGAGTACTGGCATAGAGGCCGTCCGTGGGGAACCATTCCCGGAGATTCTTTGCGCGGTCAGAATCCGTCTTAGCCGCCACATTACGGCGCACGGCATGTTCCCTGTATAGGTGCGGACTCCGAAGACAATCCAGTTTGTCATAGCGCCGGAACAGGTGGCAGAATACTTCGCCGTCCGCCAGAAGGCCTTGGGGATTGTCTGATTTGCCAAACCAGAACTCGCAGGCGGCGTAGAAATCCGGGAGCAGGAAAGTATATCTGCCGTTTACTTCGAGCTTTCCGCTCCGATATTTTTTGAGCAGGCTGTTTTTTACGTCCCGAAGGATATCTTTGGTGTAAGCGTCGCCAAGCAGGGGTGTGTACAGCTTGACGGCCTGCTGAAAAGGCGTCATCGATGTGTTATAGGGTGAGATGCCTAAAACATCAAGCATGGTTTCCTTAGAGGTACAGATATTGCGGATACGGTCTGCCGATTTCTGCGTCAGCAGGTCGATTTCTTCATCTGTAATGTCGGTAAGTGTCTGCAGCATCTGATAATTGATTTTGGCTCTTTTGATCCGATCTTCCTCCACATTGCATTTTCCGGCGCTGCAATGATATTTCTTAAAGAAGGACTTGTAGTCCTCCCATGAATCGTAGTAGGCGGCCATTTTAAACTGGCTTCTTGTGAGGATAATCCGGATGTCCTCTTTTATAATGTCATGGATCTGCCCGTAAATATCACGGATCACGGGGGAGCAGCCGTTTGTCTCCACGAATTTGCGGAAATCGAACACGCCGAGCAGTCCTTTGATCCAAGGGGCGCGGAACATAAAGTTTTTGGAAGAGACGGAAGGCAGAATCATACCTGCGCCATCGGTGTGGGGGACGGGAATGGCATCCGTTTTTCTTGTGACGGAATAATCCGTTTCGTCCACGAAATCGAAGGTGCCGCACACGTCTGTCTCAAAGTCTTCTATGACAATGGATTTTTCGATGTCAAAGTCCTTCCACTCGTCTGTGGCGGAGTTGGCAAGCGCCATGTAAGCCAGATGTTTGTTTACATTGTTGCCGCCCCTGGCATTGATTTTTTCTATGGTAAGGCCGCACATAATGGTTTTCCCGATTCGATTCCATACGGTTTCTTTTATGAATACCGCTTTTTTGCTGCGAATCTGTCCGGCCGAGGAGGTGAAATAAATATATTTTTCTCCGTTGTGAACAAAGCCGTAGAAGAACAGATCCTTGAACACGTCAAAATAGTAAACCTGAACAATCATGAGGGACTCTGTCAATTCATCCTGTCCGATACCGATTGCCCGGCTCAGTGCGGAATCAAAAGCGGAAATCACATTCGCCTCATGCAGAGCGTCCGTCCTGAGAGCGCGGATATGGTCTTTACCGTCAGTCAGCTCATTCTGCCTGACTTTATTGAAAAGAAGAGCAAGCAGCTTTTCCTTGGATGTCTTTGCTTTTTCTCTCTTATGCTGAATGAGTCTGATCCAGCGCAGGTAAGTGTTTACGGTGTCGGTACAGGATTTTGCTGAAGGCGCGTTTGGGGACATTCCTTTTCGCAGAAGATGCAGGGTCTCCTCTGTATAGCCGCATTGTTTCAGCTTTTTCTCGATTTCCGGCAGTTTATTCTGTATGTAGTTGCGTTCTCTTCGATATCTGCAGTTCATCTCGTGCAGATATTTCTCACGGCTGCTGTAGAAGCTTCCTGTGTCAACCGAATATAAATGATATTGTCTGTCAAGCATTGCTTCTGTTCCTCCTTTTCGTGTGGTGTGGGTTTCAGTCTGCCTGTCTCAGTTTCAGCCCGTTTTTTCTGCATTCCGCGTCGAATCGAAAATCCCGCGCGATACGGCTTGCGGTCAGGGAACCGCCTGCGCGCGGTTTCCCTCCGGACTCTGTGTTGAAATCGGACGGATAAATGACACCTCCGAAGGTTGTGTGGTCTGTCTGCATAATACGGTGTCCGTCATATGACTTTTGTATGGTTTTGGTCTCCTTTCTTTTTTCGCTTGTCTCACACTAACAGTCATGTCACAGCTTGGCTGTGACTCAAATCACTGCGGAGAATGCCCGTATTTTGGGCATTCTCTTGAGTGAAACATAGAACTTCCAAGTCAGCTTTGCTGACTTTGCGATGCAGCCATTGCTGCGAGTGATTAGAAGTTCTTCTCACTCTAAGCAACATGATTCCGCTTCAGCGGAATCTCAAATCTGTGCGGAGAATGCCGCTTTTCAGGCATTCTCCTGCGTGAGACGGAGTTGCAAAGCAACTCCTAGAACTTCTTCGCGAAGCAGCCATTGCTGCGAGTGATTAGAAGTTCTTCTCACGCTATGTATTTCTCCATTTGCATTTTGATTTTTCTGTTTTTTATCTCAAAATTAAATAACGAACGTTTGTTCTAAAATGTATTGACAAGATAGAACGTGCGTTCTATACTTATCAGTACAAACTACAAACGACGTGACAGAAGATACACAGGATTCGGAAGAATATAGAAGCAGAGAGGGAAAGCAGATGGAAGAGATGATGGAAGCCTATTATGAAAACAATGCCGGAAAACTCCGCAGGATGGTGGAGCGGATACTGTTGAAATTCGGGAAATTATCGGAGTGGGATCTGGATGAGTTCTATTCGCTTGCGAACGAGGTGTTTGCGGACGTCATAGAGCGGTATGACAGCGCGAGGAGCTTTGACTCATTTTTATATTCCTGTCTTTTTAACAGGATCAAGACGGAACTGACGAGAATGAACCGAGAGAAGCGCCGGGCGGACAGGCTTGCGGTCTCGATTGACACCTTTATTGACGAGGATGAGAATATCACGCTGGGAGATATCATTGCGGGAGACTTTTTGATTGAGAGGGAGGTGTTCGAAAAGGGGGAAGAGAAGTTCAGCAGAAGAACAAGGACGTATCTGAGCAGACTGTCTAACGTGCAGAGGGATGTTTTGCGCATGTGTGCGGACGGTTATTCTTCCGATGAGATCAGGGAGAAGCTGCGAATCAGCAAAAAGCAGTATGCGGACTGCAGGGCGGCGATTCATTCTTACAGGAATATTTCAGCGTTACTTTAA